GCGGATGGTTGCGGATGGTGGCGGATGGTGGCGGATGGTGGCGGATGGTGGCGGATGGTGGCGGATGGTGGCGGATGGTGGCGGATCGGGAATAGTCAAATAGTTATTTGGCAAAAAAAATGACTAGCGAAAAACGTAGCAAAATCAACGGGTTTGCCAAGATAGTCAAATAGTCATGAAAATGCGCGGGGAATTTTATATAAAAGAGTAGTATAGGTATATATCCCTATTTTCTTGCTTAGGCTTTATTAGTCTTTAAAAAATGACTATTTGACTATAAGCTATTCAACCTTTTGGAATCCCTACGTTTTTTCCTAGTCATCTGCTTGACTATCTCCGACTATTTTTTTGACTAACAGCCCCAAACTCTTGCCACAGTCCCACGCAATAAGACGCAACTGATATACCAGTTGATACCGATCCCACGCCGTGAGACGCACCTAAGTAGTTTTACCTAAGTATTTTTACGCGCTATGCAACGCGCAACCCGTATGCAATTATCAAATCACGGTCAAGCGAGACCGCCACACGAGATAGGAGACGACACCATGACCAAGACACTTTATAGCGTGATTTGCCAATTTACAGGCGAGCTGATCGACCAACACGACGACCGCCGCGATGCAATCAAAGCCTGCGACGACTACAACGATTTTGCTGGCTATGATCAATATATCGTCGTCAAATCAACCCGCCGCGACTAACCCACCACCACCACCAAACAGGACAGGACACAACACCATGACCGAACACGAAAAGACACTGCGCGCGATTTACGCCATGCTCAACCAGCCCGTGCAATTCACGCCAAACACCACGCCCGCCGTTCAAATTCTGCGCGGCGATTGTGCCGCAGTGCGCCGCCTGATTGAGCGCACATTAGACGACGACGCGGCGCTTGACCGTGGTGCGCTTGAGCACGCCGCATGGTATGACACAAGCGCGGAATTAGCATAATGACACAAGACCAGCTCGCAGCTCTCGTTATATTCGGACCGTTTTTAATCGCTGCCGCCGTGCTTGGTGTCGCGCTTCACATTAAAGGGAATTGAACCATGACACAAGATAATCTTTATCAGGCCGCCGCCGTGCAAGGCCGCTCGAGCTATATCATCACCAACAACAAAGGCCGCGTGGTGGCTAAGGTTGTGACGCAATACAACAAATCAAACACCTCGTGCACGGCCTATCTGTGGATCGAGGGCGCGGGTATCAGTAAAGGCCGCGTGACAGGCGGCGGATACGATAGGCAAAGCGCCGCAATAGCTAAGGCCGCAAAGGCGGCGCCACCAACCGACCTGACCTATGTTCTGCTTAACGGATATGCCGAGCGCCGCGATAATGTGGTGGCGGCGCTTGATCAGGACAATGGGCGCACTTGGCATGACAATCTTTACCACGACAACCTAACCCCGATCTATGCACTGTAACGCTATTGCGACACGGCGGCGCTTGCGGGCGCCGCCCAGTGGCAATATCGCCAATATGAGAGGAAAATACAATGACTACAATTCTGATCAATATCCGCCTGCTTAAAGCCGTTGCTCTTGCTGCTAGCACCGAACAAACACGGTATTATCTTAACGGCGTGCACGTGCAGCTAGTTGATGAAAAGACCGTGCACTTTGCGGGCACCGACGGCAAAGGCGCAATTATGGCGCGGCAACACTTGGGCGACGCAATCACGCCGCGCGATAATGAGGCGCTGCGCGCGGGCGTTATTGTACCGCTCACATTGATTAATTCAATTAAGGTTAACCGGCACGTTGACCATGCCGAATTGACAATAGCGGGCGGCACGGCGTCAATTCACTATAACGCAAGCACCACCACGGCGCCCTTGATTGACGCAACCTATCCAAATTATCGCGGCATAGTGCCGAAAGCCTTCGACGGCGTGCCCGCGCAATATGACCCTGAGCAATTAATGACATTTAAAAAGGCGCATAAATTGCTTGGGTTAGACGGCGTGCCAATGGTCACTTATAACGGGCAAGGCCCCGCGCACGTCGCGGTGGTGCCACCCTATCACTCAAAAGAATATGAGGTGTTCGGCGTCATTATGCCAATGCGCAAGCCCGACGCCGCTATGCCGTATTTTGAGTGGGTGTATGATTTACCCGTCACCTCGCAAAGCGCCGCCGCTTAACACAGTGCGAGCCGTGCCGCCGTCATTCGGCGGCACCACTGGCACAGTGCCAAATATGAGAGGAAAAAACCATGCCGATTAAGGTCAGCGAATATTATAGCATCGCCACGCCGCAAAGCGTTGAAAGCGGCGATTATGCCGAAACGGGCACGCTAGACACGGGCGCGCTTTACACGTTTAAAGAGCTTGTCGACTATATCGAGCGCATAGGATTTATACATGCGAGCATGTACCCAATACGCAACGCGGATGACGCGGCGCTTGCATGGATCGAAACCGACGGCGACGAGTGTTATCACACCGGTGCGCGCACATATCGCACGCTGCACTTCGACCGTGACCAACCCGCGCACTATGCCAAATATTGGCACAAAGCGCTTAAATTAGCGGGGGTGATAAAATGAGCTCGCCGCTTGTTAACCCATGGACTGATAAAGAGCACAAGCGCCTGATTGAGCTTGTTAACACCGGCGCCACCGCGCGCGTCATAGCGGCCACAATGGGCAGGTCTAAAAGCGCAATCATTGGCCGGTGCCATAGGCACGGTATTACGCTTAAAGTGCCAGTGCACAACACAAAGCGCCCGGACGCTGTGTATAAGCCCCGCAAGGCGCGCGTGGAGAAGGTCAGCACGATAGGCCTGCACCGTATCAGCACAAGCACGCCTAAGCCGCCTGCGCCGCCGCCTGAGACGCGCCGCGCACCCGATATGACCATTGCAAGCACAACACTAAGCGCAAGCACCCTGCGCCAATGCAAAGCCGTTATGGGTGACGTAACACACGACAGCGCGCTATGCGGCGCGCCCGTGCACATGAAGAGCTTTTGCCAGTATCATCACGCGCGCTATTATAGGAGGGATGAGAGATGACCGACGACGAGAAACGGAAAGAGATAATCGAGCATATTAAAACCGCATATGCGCACCCTGATCATGTATGGGAACAACGGTTTTTAATATTACAGGCGCAGCGCGCCACGCCGAAAGAGCTAACAACCATGCATCAAATCGCAAGGAGCAAAAAGAATGATACACAAAGATGATCAACTAGCACTAATGCACATTATCCTGCTTTACGCGGCCATTGGCGCGCTGCTAATCTTGTTGCTAGGCGGGTGCACTGTTACCGTCAAACAAGGCGCCGCACCGCCCGTCGACCCGTTAACCCGTAAACACTATCCAACATTGGAGAACAGGACATGAAACGCTATATTGAGGTCGAGATCGAAGAAACAACCGTCAAAACATACAAAATTAATATTGAAGGCAGCATTGGCGAAACGCTAGAATATATCGGCGCGCGTATTAATAGCCTAGCGCATGACCATAACCCCATAGGCGAGACAAGCGAAATCGGCCTGCTTGCTATTTGTTTGAGAGAGGACACCTAACCATGACCAAAAAAACACCCGCTTACACCCGTAAAGAGGGCAAGAACCCGAAAGGCGGCTTGAACGCCAAAGGGCGCGCGTCATATCACAATGAGACAGGCGGCACGCTAAAGGCACCCGTTAAAAGCGGCGACAACCCCCGCCGGGCATCGTTCCTTGCCCGTATGGGCGGCATGGACGGCCCGGAGCACAAGCCCAACGGCGAGCCGACGCGCCTGCTCAAATCACTAAAGGCGTGGGGCGCAAGCTCTAAAGCCGACGCAAAAGCCAAAGCGAAAGCAATCAGCACCCGCAATAAGAAGGACAAGTGACCATGACCACCGAACCGCCCATTGACGAGCGACACGAGACGCACGGGGACTACACGAACACGGCGCAAGTATCGCAGCACCTTAAAACAACCATGCGCAACGCGCGCAACTGGAACCGGCTATCTTGCGATAAGAAGGAGAGCCTCGACCTGATCATGACCAAGGTGGCGCGCATCATGAGCGGCGAGCCTAACGAACCCGACCATTGGCTAGATATAGAGGGTTACGCCAAGCTGGCGCGCGAGCGCCTGAGCGAGACTACCGCAGCGCGTGAAACGCGCATGACCGATGTGGGGCACCGAATCACTCCGACCGTGCTGGTAAGGCCATGGGAGCGCAAACCATGAAAGACGCAATGGACACACTAACACCCGACCTGTTTGCGTCGGCACCGACGCCGGTACCTGAGTTCGAGGGCATCTCATATACCCTATACGCCGACCACGAACACGAGGTGATCACCCTACTGGCGCACCGGGACAATTCGTTCTCGGTGTTCTATGACCAACAAGCCCGCGACTTTTGGCACGATTACATCGCCGAACTAAAGATCAACGGGTTCAACGCCGACGACGCGCTGGAGATGCTATGGAGGCAGAACGATGAACTATAAGCAGCTATGTGACATTGCCGACCAGATGACCGAAACCGCCGCACGCATGGCCGACCTTGCAACGCTCTTGCGCGCTGCTGTCAACGAGGGCGTGCAAGAGAAGATCGACTGGAAGAAGCTGGAGGCGCAAATTGCCGAAGAGCTGGCGCAACTGGAAGGTAAAGACTGATGCACATGTTAATGATAGAGGCCGCTTGTTTGATTTTTGTTGCGGTGATGCTCGACATCATCTAAGGGTCGATCAGAAACAGTAAAGGACACCACCCAATGCAGCACAGTAACATTGTCGGCGGATCGACCGCCAAGCGCGTCATCAACTGCCCCGCTAGTGTTAACCTTGTAAACAAAGTGCCGCCGAAAGGCAGTTCTGATTATGCCAACGAAGGCACTATGCTGCACGCGGCTATTGCCGACTATTGGGAGAAGGGGTTCAAGCCCGAAACCTATATCGGGTTTGAGCACAGCGGCGTCACGCTCGACGAAGACTTATACGGGCGCAAGTTCTTGCCCGCGATTAAGGCCATTGACGAGCTGGACCCGACCGACCGCATGGAATACGCCGTCGAGACGCTGGTATCGTTTAACGGCGAACCAGAGCTGGAGGGCGTGTTCGGGTCGACCGACTTCCTCGGGCGCATTGGTAACTGCGCCTATGTGATCGACTTCAAGTTCGGCGACGGCGTTTACGTCGAAGCGGAAGAGAACCCGCAACTTCTGTTCTACGCCGCCGCCGCCATGCGCACGCCCAAGGTTGAATGGGTGTTCGAAGGCGTCACGCACATTATGATGGTGATCGTGCAACCGCGCTTTGGCGTCTCGACGTGGGAAACATCGCCCAAGCGGGTGCAACTGTTCGAGCGCGACCTGATCGCCGCCGTAAAGAAGGCCAAGCGGCCCGACGCCGAGTTTTGTCGGGGCGATTGGTGCAAGTGGTGCGCGGCCAAGCCCGTGTGCCCGCTAATGACCGGCGCAGCCGACCGCGCCATGAAGGCAAAGATTGACGCGCTGGACAAGGCGCAGATTGCGAAATACCTCGAGGACGCTGAATACCTCGATGGTTGGGTGAAGTCACTGCAAGAGCTTGCGGAGACGATCATCAAGAGCGGTGGCAACGTGGAAGGCTGGAAACTGGTCGAGAAGCGCGCCACCAAGAAATGGGCTGACGAGGCCGACGCTGAAGAGTATCTGTCTCGCCACCTTGAAGAAACCGAATACCTGACAACTAAGATTATTACCCCGACGCAAGCCACCAAACTGTTAGAGAAACAGGGCGTTGCGCTTGCCGAAGAGTTCCTTAGTAAGAAGGAAGGCGGCCTAACCTTAGCCAAGGACAGCGACAAGCGGCCCTCGGTGATCACTGCACAAACACGGCTGGTAACAGCTCTTTCAAAACTGTAAAGGACACTATCAAATGACATCTCTCACTGTATTTGCCGACGCAAAACTGCCAACAGCTTCGACCATCCAAGGTCTGCGCTCATTGCAGACTAATTCGGTTGCGTCGGGCACGACGATCCTGAAGATGGACAAGACGGGATACTGGGTGTTCGGGGCTGACAGCACCGACATCGACCCCGAGACCGTCTGGGCGATCAACCCAAGCGAGTTCTTGCACGGCTACATCGCATGGGGCGAGGGCGTGGTGCTGGGCGAGAAGATGGTATCGGTATCGCAACCGCTGCCAGAGCTTGAGCCTGCCCCGTCGGGCGCGCGCAAAGGCTGGGAAACGCAGCTCGGCATGAGCTTGCAGGCTACCAGCGGCGAAGACGCCGGGCTGGCGGTGCGCTACACCGCAACCTCGGTGGGTGGGCGCAACGCGATCCAGAAGATCGCCAACGCTATCGCCGACCAGCTCGAAGCCGACCCGTCAAAGCCCGTCGCCTTGGTGACATTGGGTAAAGAGACCTACCAGCACAAGCAGTACGGCAAAATCTTCACGCCGGTCATGACTGTGGTTGGTTGGGCTACCATGGACGGCACTACCGACGCGCCAGAGGCCGCGCCAGAGCCTGAAGAGACTAAGGCGCCAGCACGCCGCCGCAACCGCGGCTAACAGCTAGGGGGCAGGGTGGTTAAACCACCGTTCGAGGATGCCGACGCAGGGGCTTTTGTGGTTTTCTACCCTGTTTAGTTGAAAGCCAAATCGACACCCTGCCCCCGACTAACTGCTAGCCCGCTAGCAGTTACACCCAAAAATATCCATTAACGTATATAATAGTAGCAGTTAGGACATGACATGACAGACATTCTAGACACGCTTCGCCAGCGTTACCGGCTTGACCCTGTTATCCAAGACGCCGCCGACGAGATCGAACAGTTGCGTTTCGACGTAAACTTGTTGTCGATGATAGTATCTGTATTAGAGGGCAAAGATGATAACCCAACTGACACCGACGATACCGATGGACACCCCAAAGGGTTCCGCGAAAGCGCACTTTGTGATTGACTACGGTCAAGAACACCATTTGCTATGGGTTTGTTTTCAGGACGACACTGGAGAGTGTTGGACTTGGCCTAACCCTAAAATAAAATTACAGGCAAACGTATCCATGCAACAAAGGGTAAATAATGAGCATCCTCTATCTGGACTTCGAGACAAGAAGCCGCTGTGACCTTTTAGCCAAAGGCGCTTACAATTACGCCCGTCATCCCAGCACCACCGTGCTTTGTATGTCCTACGCCTTTGATGACGAGGACGTCACCACATGGGACGGCGACGACAAGTTCCCTGCCCGCGTCCGCAACCACACAGGAATGATCTATGCGCATAATGCGGCGTTTGAGAGGCTTATTTGCCGCGATGTTCTCAAATTGGACTATCGTCTGGTCCAGTTCTACTGCACTGCGGTGCAAGCGGCGGCTAACTGCGCCCCGCGTTCGCTCGAAGATATTGGACGGTTCACTTCGTCCAACATGCGCAAAGACCACAAAGGCAAAGCCCTTATCAAGAAGCTCTGCGTGCCCCGCGCCGACGGAACATTTAACAACGACCCTGATCTACTGAAAGAGATGATCGCCTATTGCGAGCAGGACGTCTGGACCATGCGCGCAATCAGCAAGATGCTGCGCCCGTTGACCGCCGAGGAGCTGTTAGACTACCATGTCAACGAGCGCGTCAACGACCGCGGCGTGCTGCTGGACAAACCGCTGGCGGAAGCGGCGGTCAAATACGCCGAAGCCGAAGTGGTCGAGATACAGCAGATCGTCAAGGAAGTGACCAAAGGCGAGATCACCTCGGTGCGGTCGCCCAAGATGAAAGAATGGGTGCGCGTCCGCGTCGGACCAACCGCCCGAGGTTTTATGAAGGTGGCGGAAGATGGGGAAGAAAAGTTTTCGCTTGATAAAACCGTCCGGGCGAATCTCTTGGCGCTCGCGGACGAGAACGAGTCGGAAGTCCCACACGATGTCGCTGAAGTCATTCAATGCGCGGATGATCTATGGTCGTCGTCAGTGGCAAAGTTTAATCGACTTGCAAGCCTTGCAGATGAGGACGATTGCAGGGTTAGAGGAGCTTTTGTATTCAATGGTGGTTCGGCAACTGGACGCGCATCGTCCTACGGAGCACAAGTTCATAATTTCCCCAGAAAATCCCACAACGATGCACTGAACGTGCGAGAGAGTATCATCCAAGGCGAGACCGTCGTGCCCAAATACGGCAAACGCGTCACCGACGTGCTTAAGCAGATGCTGCGCCCCGCCCTGATCCCGCACGCGGGTAAGAAGTTGGTTGTGGCTGACTGGTCGAGCATCGAAGCGCGCGTCACGCCGTGGATGACCGACACGCCGCACGGCGAAAAGAAGCTGGAGCTGTTTGCTAGCGGCGCCGATGTGTATAAACACAACGCCGCCGCTACTTTCGGGGTCCGCCCCGACGAAGTGAACGACCACCAGCGTCAAGTCGGGAAGGTGCAGGAGCTTGCCTGCGGGTTCGGGGGTGGTGTCGGTGCCTTTGCCAATATGGCAAGGGTATACAATTTGACCTTAACCGAGGCTGAAAGTCAACGGATGGTTGACGCTTGGCGGCGCGCCAACGTCTGGGGGCCGATCTATTGGTCGCTGCTCGAACAAGCGTACCACCGCGCGATGCGCAACAAGGGACGCGAGATTACGGCAGGACGGGTGACCTATCTTTTTGATGGCGTCCATCTTTGGTATGCGTTACCATCTGGCCGTGTTTTGTGCTATCCCCACGCCCGCTTTGACAGCGAGGGCATCTCGTATGCCAAGGCGGCGTGGAAACCCGCACAAGACGCCCGCGAATGGCCCCGCGCCCGTCTTTGGAAGGGATTGGCCTGCGAAAATATCACACAAGCGGTGGCAAATGACTTATTGCGTCACACTCTTCGGCAAGTTGATGCTGTCCTCCATGTTCACGATGAAATCGTGCTTGAAGCATCCAACCCCGAGCAAGCCGCTGATCATTTGAAACGTATTATGACAACGCCGCCAACGTGGGCAGTAGGGCTACCCCTTGCGGCTGAAGTCAAAATTATGGAGCGTTATGGCAAATGACTAAATTTAATCAATATCTTGCATCATTGGCGCCCGAAGGCGAAACCATGCTGTTTGTCGAACAGGTGGTTAAGGCCGACGGCAAGACCTTTTGGATGCCCTACTACCCGACCGAGGACAAGGCGGGCGCGCTGTACTGCAACACCGCCAGCTTCATCACCAACCGCTTCCCCAACCAGCGCAAGCCCAAGGCGCAGTCGGAGTTTGCCGACATGGTAGCAGTGTTGGTGCTTGACGACATTGGCACCAAGTCCAAGGCACCACCGCTGGAGCCGACGTGGAAGATGACCACCTCGGCGGGCAACCAGCAGTGGGGCTACACGTTCAACATCGACCACCAGCCAACCAAGAACGAGTTCTCCGCCGCCGTGAAGGCGATTGCGGAGGCGGGTTACACCGACGCAGGCATGACCAACCCCGTGCGCAACTTCCGTATTGAGGGGTCGGTCAACCTGAAAGAAGGCAAAGGCAATTACATCTCGCACGTCAGCGACTTCGACCCGACGCGCGAGTTCACGCTGGCCGAAATCTGCGAGGCGCTAGGGGTGGTGCCCGCGGAGGCTGACACGGCCTCCGCGGGCGGGATCAGGATCGCGGACGATGGCGGCGACATGGTGTTGCGGTGGCTGTCCGAGCACGATCAGGTGCTTGAGCCAACCAACGCCGACGGTTGGACGGGAGTGATTTGCCCCAACTATGAAGAGCACACCACCGGCATCGAGGGCGGGCGTTACAATTCGATCACCCGCGCCTTCTCGTGCTTCCACGGCCACTGCGCGCACATTACCAGCGAGGCCTACGCGCAGTACGTTGAGAACAACGGCGGCCCGCACTACGACCGCGGTTACCGCAGCGACCTTGTGTTCGGTCGCCTGAGCGCAAACCTTGCCAAGGCGGGGCTTACGCCGACCGAGGCCTACCCTAACCGCACCGAGGAGATCATCGCCGAAGTCGAGCGCAAAGAGCTGGGGCGCACCGCCAAGCAGAACTGGTTCACGCGGTTCGCTTATGTCCCCGGCGAGGACGCTTACTTTGACCTTGAGGAGCGCAGGCTGTTGTCGCGTCGCGCGTTTGACGCCATGTTCCGCCACATTGAGTGCAAGTCGATCCACGGTGAGAAGAAGCCCAAGATCGACGCGTCGCGGTGCTACGACGAGAACAGGCAGGCGTTGGGCGCGCATACGCTGGACGGCTTGACGTTCGCTGCTGGCGACAGCGTGCTGGCGGTCGAAGAGGGCCGCGTCTACGGCAACCGCTGGATTGACAGCCGCCGCACAGGCGCGGATGCCGACGCAAGCATCTGGTTACAGCACGTCGAGCGTATGGTGCCCGACGCTGACGTGCGGGCGCATGTGCTTGACACGATGGCGTTCAAGCTCCAGACGCCCAAGAAGAAGATCAACCACGCCATCCTGCACTACGGCGTGGAAGGCGCGGGCAAGGACGCGATGTGGTCGCCGTTTTTCCACGCTATCGGGATGCGCAACGTGGTGGTCAACGACGTGGACCAGATCAGCGGCGACTGGGGCTATAGCCTTGAGAACGAGGTGATCGTGTTCAACGAGTTGAAAGAGGCGTCCGCCAATGAGCGGCGCGCTTTGGCTAACCGGCTGAAAGGGCTGATCGCCGCGCCGCCGGACAAGTTGGAAGTGCGGCGCAAGGGCGAGCACCCCTACATGATCCCCAACAGGGCGTTCGTGATGGCGTTCACCAACCACCCCGCCGCTATTTCGCTGGCCGCCGCCGACCGCCGCTGGATGTGTATCCATTCGACAGCGCCGCGCATGGACGAGGCGGACGCCAAGGCGTTGTGGGGCTGGTACGAGCGCGGCGGGGGCTACGACGCGGTGGCGGGCTATCTGTTGCGCCGCAACATAGCGCACTACAACCCGTCGGCGCCGCCAATGGCGACCGACTTTAAGGTCAATATGGTTGAGATGGGCCGGTCGGACGCTGAAGCGTATATGATCGACATGATGCGCAACTGCTCTGGCGAGTTTTCCAAAGGCGTTATTGGCGGCCCGTGGCATAAGTTGATCGACATGCTGCAAGGCGGCATCACCACGACCAAGCTCTATAAGGGTGTGCTGATGGAGGCGTTCAAAGAAGCGGGTTGGGTTGACAAGGGGCTGATCATGTCCGCACAGCACACAACCAAACGTCATGTGTTCTGTCACCCCGACAGAACGCACATGTCAAACAGCGACTTGCGCCGGGCGATTGAAGAGCCTGTCGAATTGAAGGTGGTGAAGTGATGCTTGAAAAGCAGATCGAAGCCTACCTTGTCAAGCGCGTCAAAGAGATCGGCGGCATACCGTACAAGTTCACGTCGCCGTCTAACCGCGGCGTGTCCGACCGGATCGTTGTGCTACCCAACGGCGTCGTTTGGTTCATTGAATTGAAACGCGCAGGCGGCAAACTGACCCGCTTGCAAGTGATGTTCGCCGAGACAATGCACGTTATGGGGCAGCGTTACGTTTGCCTGTGGTCAAAAGAGGATGTGGACGGATGGATCAGCCAACTCTAAGGCCATACCAAGAGGACGCCGCCGACTTCTTGTACGAGCGTGACCGCGCGATGGTGCTGGCGCCTGTGGGGGCGGGCAAGACCGCGCTAACACTAACCGCCATCCGCGACATGATCGCGGACGGCGTTGTCAAGCGCGTGCTGGTCATCGCGCCCCTGCGCGTCGCGTCCTCGGTCTGGCCTGCGGAGGCCAAGGTGTGGGCGCCCGAGCTGTCGGTTGGTGTCGCCTGCGGCGCGCCTGAAAAACGTACGCAAGTTCTGTATAATACGGACTTTCAAATCGTCACTACGAATTATGATAACTTGGTATGGCTATCGGGGCACAAATTCGCGTTTGACATTATCGTGTTTGACGAATTGACCCGACTGAAGAACCCGTCAGGCGCCCGCTTCAAGGCGTTATCGAAGGTAATAGACCGCATACCGATACGCTGGGGTCTGACGGGTTCGTTCACCTCTAACGGGCTAGAGGACGTGTTCGGGCAATGCAAGATCATTGACCAGAAGCTGCTGGGCCGGTCGAAAGGTGCATTTATGCAACAGTACTTCACTTTGATCAACAAAGAGTACAACCAGTGGGTGCCGCGCCCCGACGCGCTGCCACAGGTCATGCGCCGCATCAAGCCCGCAACCTATGTGCTAGCCAACAACATGTACACTCTGCCGCAGCTCTTGGTGGTTGAGGTGGCCGTGGCAATGGCCGACCGCACGGCGTACGATAACATGAAGAAGCATTTCCTGCACGAGGACATCGTTGCGTTGACAGCGGCGACGGTAACACAAAAGCTCCAGCAACTGTCGTCGGGCTTTGCATATGACATCGACCAGACGGGGCGGTGGTACTCCACGCACAAGCTCGACCGGCTAGAGGAGCTGCTAAACGAGAACCAGAACGCCAACACGATCATCGTATACCAGTACAAGGAAGAGCTTGCAGAATTAAAGCGTCGGTTTAAGGTTGCAACGCTAGAGAACCAAGACAGCATCGACAAATGGAACAAGGGCGAGACGCCGCTACTTGCCATTCACCCTGCTGGCGCCGGTCATGGCCTTAATCTGCAACACGGCGGTCATAATATTGTGTTCTTATCGCTGCCGTGGTCGCTTGAGTTGTTCGAACAGACAGTCGGGCGGCTGCACCGCAGCGGTCAAAAGTCGGACGTATGGTGCTATGTCATGCTGACAGAGAACAGCATTGACGAAAAGATTTGGATGTCGCTGCACAACAAGAAGTCTCTGGCGGAGATCGCCTTAGAGGAGCTTAAAAGCGATGCCATACAAGGACAACGCGACCCGTCGAGCGGCGTATCACGCTAACCCCGCCCGACACATGCGCGCTAAAGACCGATACCGCTACGGCATAACGCGGGACGACATGATCGAGCTGCTAGGCAATGACGACTGCACGATCTGCGGGCGCAACGGTGGGGCTAAACGCAACCCCATTGACCATTGCAGTGAAACCAAGACCGCACGCGGGTTCCTTTGCTCCGCGTGCAATACGGCTATCGGGCTGCTTAACCATTGCCCCCACCGCCTTCGGAAGGCAGCGGAATATATTGAGCGGCCTCCGCTGATTGCTCCGGAGCGTTATGCACATCTTCTTCGTGCTGCACGGGATACGCAGACCACTTAAGCTCATAGTGCACGCCGTCTTTGAGCGTCTTCCAGTCGCCACCCCATGTGATGGGGATGTTCAGCTCGGCAGCGGTCTTTTTGAAAATTTCCGCCAGATGGGCGTAGTATTTCCATTCCCACGTCAAAATGCCTTTTTCGTCTTTGGCCCCGATGTCAATGGCGTGGCCGGTCAGATGGCGGCTGTTCATTGTCTGGCTGGCGCCTTTGGCGAAGTTGGCCTTCTCTTGCTCCAGCGTGCGGACGCCTTCAAGCACAAAGAAGTCGGCGTCGGTGACTTCGTAGACGCGCTCAACCAGCTTCACAAGGTCAGGATGCACGCCCTGAAGGCGCGATTTTGATTTGATAGTTGGGGTAAACGTCATTGTCGGGCGACTCCGATTTTTTTCTCGTAAGTTCGCAAACCTGCTAACCCCAACATTGCCATTACGAGTTCCATAAGGCTTCCATCAAGAGCAGGATAAGTGCCGTAACCAGTAGCGGTGGCAAGGGGTCTGATAACATATTGGTAAGCAAGGCCGACTGCTCCTATCCATCCAATCATTGGCCGCCACCCCGACACGAACAAGTTGGGGTTGGCGGCTTCTGCGGTGTTTGTTTCTGATTGCGCGGCGTCCCACTTCTGTAGGCTGTCGCGCAGCGCGGCTTCTGCACTGATCTTTGCGTTTGGGTCAGGAACAAATTTGTTGATGACCTGTAAGCCAGCCGCGATGGCGTCGTCAATCCCGAACGTCATGATTTGTCCGCCTTGCTGTCAAGTTTATCGTATATACGCTGGAACATATCTTCGATCCGCTCCATGCGCTTGTCCAGATCACTGCGCTTGACGTAGTTCTCAGGCAGATTGACTTCTAGCGTGTGCAGATCGGCACGCAATTCTTTCACCGCGTCCCACAACTGCCGCGCAAACCAACCAAGCACCGACAACGCCGCGCCGCCGAGAAGGTTGATGAAGTTCTGCATTTCCATTATCGGCCTGCTAATGCGTTCTGGTTGACGGGGGAACCGGCTTGCACCGCGCCCAAGGCAAGGGCTGGTGCCGCGCGGCGGGCAAGAGCGTTTTGAGCCTGCCCCCGCGCCTGAAACGCCAAGGCTTTTTCAATAGTTGCCGCGCCCGCGGCAGGGTTTGACAACTCGCGCGCCAACTCCAACGCAAGTTTTGCGTCCATATGACCCATAAGTTTTTTTGCAACCGAGTTAAAAATAGTAATGCCTCGGTTTAGGAACGACGCGGTAGGGATACCGACTTGCGCCCCTGCTTCGGTCGCCAACCGCTCACTGCCTTCGGCGGCGGGACGACCAGCCGCAACAAGACGCTGATATTCTTCCGAGCGCGCCAGATCGCGGCGCACAGCGTCAACCGCTTGCAACTGGTCAGGCGTCATGCCTTTTGTCAAATCGTCAATACGCTTGCCGATAGCCAATGCGTTTGCCCCCGGCGGCAACGGCGGGGCTAATTTATTGCCGCTAGCATCCGCAATGCGCTTGATCTCGGCCAAACGCGCTGCGTCGGCTTTGACGGTTTCAAACTTCTGCGCAAGCCCCATGCCTGCGGCGTCAAGTTCGGCAATCGGCGCGCGGTAGCTTTTCATAAACGCCGCGACCTTTTCAGGTGCGACGTCGCCTGCTTCGGTCAAGACCTTCTGGCGGAACAAATCCTCGATGCCGGTGCTGGCGATCTTCATAGCGTCGGGGTTTTGACCGAACAGCGTTACAAACTGCTTGGCTTCCGACGCGCCGTTGGGGTTAAAATACTTTTGCACCACATCTTCCGGGCGTACTTTGCCTTCGTTGATTGATGTCTGTTTGAACAAGTTGGCGTTTACGCCGGTCTTGAAACGCGGCACCATTTCGGTGCGGTACAGGTTCACCGCCTGCGCGTAAGCGGTCTTAGCCGCTTCTGGCAGTGTGTCGCTTTTGCCGATAGCGTCGTCGATTGTTGCGTGCAGTTGCTCAAGCTGACGCAACCGCGTGGCGGCCATAGGGTCTGACGACATTTTGGCGGCGGTAACGTCGGCGTTGATGTCTTTACGCAGCGCGTCAAGCTCACGCATGTTGGCGGTTGGTGCTTTGGGCGCGGTGGCTTCGGTCGTGTAACCAACGTTTTCTCCAAGCGAAACGTACTCGCCCGGCGTTGGGCCTTTCTTAAACGACATCAGCGCGCGCGCTGTCTGCGGTGCGCTGCGCGGGTCGATCTGCGCCAACGGCTGACCAAGAATGTCTTCGGCCTTCTTGACAACATCCGAAATGTCAACCTTGGCTTTACCCGCCAAATCAAACGCGCTTTCATAGGCGGGCGTAATGACGTTTTTTTGCAAGTTGTTTTTTTCAACTTTGGCCGCCGCGGTCAGCGCGCTGCCAACTTCATACGGGTTGACTTCGGTCAGATTGGAGTCAATCTTGTTTGTAACGTCGTCAATCTGTTTTTGATATGTTGTCTGCACGCGGTTTTCTTGCGCCAGTCGCGCCTCATTGACCTGCGCGGCCTGCGTAGCTTTTTCTGTTTCAAAGCCGGGCGTGTTGCGCAATTTTTCTATGCCCGCCGAAAATCTAGCTGATCCTATTGGCGCGGCAACTTCACCCATGTGCGGCGTTGCGCCGGGAACAATCATAGCTTCTGGCGACCGCGCGGCGGCAAGAATATCTTCGCCGCGACCCTCCATCATTTTAAGAAGATCGGAGCTTTTAAGGTTAAACAAAGTGCGCCCGTATTGCGCAAGTTTGTTAACAATCGGAGCGGCGATGGTTGGCACGGCTGCACCAATAGCGGCGCCCGCTTCGGGGCTTTCGCCGGTGGCTTCAGCCGCCGCTGCGCCGGTAATGGCGCCGCCTGCGGCTTTAGTAGCGACGTTGGTCACGCCGGGCTGCAGCCCAGTTTGGAAGCCGCCGGTCTCAATAGACGTGGCTACTGGCGTCAAGAAGCGCAACAACGACGGGGCCATCTGCACTGCTTTTTTAATAGGGGCCGCGATTATGCCCCCGACGGGAAGCGTCCCCACAACCTGACCGCCGATGCGCCCTATATCGCCCGCAAGAAGATCGCCGTATTTTTTTTCATACTCGGCGCGCTGACGCGCTGCAATAGCGTCAATTTCTTCTTCGCGTGACGGCCCAGCGTCGCGCGGCGAGATAACGTCTATCCCCCGTGCTCCGTACTTGAGCATGGTGTCGGTAACGTCCTGCGCGCCGCGTCGGACGCCCGCAAAAGGCGAAATGGCGGCGCGGGCGTAGTCGGCAACAACGTTGCGCTCAGACGGCATACCATCGCTAACAGCGGGGGTCTGCGACGGAGGCGTGCCGCCGGGAACCAACCCCCTAGCGCGCGCTTCGCTTAACAGAGATTTTTTATCCTCTGGCAACAGCCCGCGACGTTCCGCTTCAAGCAACAGGTCAAGGTCAGCCATTAGTCTTTAATCCCCAAAGCCGCTTTGATTTCCGCGTCTGATTTAGAAGCATAAGGATTGCCGCCCGCTGGGGCACGAGTGCCCGGCGCATACGGACCTAATTGCGGGGCTTGCCCCGAACCACTTTGGTTAGGTGAGTACAGCCCCGGCACTGCTTCTTCGTCCGAATACCCAAACTGCCCGCGCCGCGCTTCAGTAAGACGCAACAACGTTTTCGCCGCCGCGCGGCGAGTGGCAACAGGCAGTCTTTCGTTGGCCAAATCGGCTGCCGCCGTTTTGTAAGATACCACATCTTTATCAGACTGCGGGCCTTCAAAGCGAGGCACCATCTTCAAGAAACGATCAGCAATTGGCTTCAACGCAGCGGCGGCTTGCGCGCCTTCTGTGGACTTACCAAAGAAAGCCATCGCGCTGTCCGCCAACGCCCCCGCCCCGCTAGCGGTTGATTTGTCCAAAATGCTGCCCGGTTCAATAAGCGCTTTTAATTCGGGAATGGCTGCATCCATATCACGAATAGCATTTGCGCGCGATGCTTGTGCTTTGGCAAACGTGCCGCCTTGTTTGCCCGCGCCTTCAATAGTCGGGCCGATTTGTTCACCTGTTTCAAGGTTAAGTACGCGTATGTTCCCCCTATCGTCCGTAAAGGCTTGCGTTTTTGGGCTTGTGCTTGTCGATTTAGGTGTGCCTTCAGTGCCAGCAACGTTGGTCGCGGTTAATGTAACTGGGTCAATAGCTACAACGCCTGTTTCATTGCCGCGCGTAACTGTCTCATAATGCTGTTTTACGCTGTCCTGCGCTTTCAAAATCAAACTGCGTTTGAACTGGTCAAACGCTGCGGGGTCAGCGGGGGGCGTTTCAGGGAGAATTTGCTTCAGTCCGGGCAAATCCCTAACCGCATTTTCGCGCCACGCGCCCCAAGTTTCAGGCGTCACTGTTGGCAATGCGGAAGCGTGAAACTCAATAGCTTTTGCGCCGCGTTCAAGGTCAGCTTTGGCGAGTTCAATTTCACCTTTTTTATTTTTTAGTGTAGCCTCATCAACGCCAAGGTTGGACTTGGCGTAAACGTTCTGCGCTTCTTTCAACGCCATCAACTTGCGTACAACGGTTGGGTCAATTTTGCCCGATTGCAATGCGGCTGTAATAGCGTCGTCAAAGTTCTTAGGCTGTGCTGGCATTGCAAGACGGTTGACGGCGCCTTCGGTATAGCCTTGACCGCCGCCCAGCATCCCAACGTCGCTGGCCGCGCCCGGCTCCATAGAAGGCGAATACGCCTGATACCCCGGCGCGCCTGTCTGGCCGTAAAGTTTAAGCGCTTGCGCTTCAGCCGCTTTGTCGCGCGCAACCGCCGCCGCCGCCGCCGCACGCTGCTGGTTCTGATACTCCATATCGCGCTGGGCTTTCATCATATTGAACTGGCCCTGCTGCATCTGCATCTGCATCATCTGCGCCCGAAGCGCGTTCATGCGCCCTTCGTTCGGGTCACCGAAGTCAATGGGTTTGATGCCAAGCGCAATAGATGTGTCTAGACCAGCCATGATGTGAACCTCAAATTACCCAAACAAGGAAGGGTTGTAGCCACCGCCGCTAAAAACGCTAGTGTTTTGTAAGTCCGACATAGTGCCAGACCCTACGCCGCCGTATCCGTTATACCCACCACCACCGCCATAAGTGCTAGAGTTGAAGGCTTTAGCGGCTCCGCCAAACGCGTTGTTCCAAGCGTTAGCCGAACCAATTGCGCCCGACGCTAGTGCGTTACCTGCGGCAAGCGCGTTGCTGCCTGCGGCTGCGCCGTATGTGCCAGCAGCGTTGCTGGTTGCATTAGTGGCGGTCTGCCCAACGCCCATCAAAGACTGCAACGGCTGCAACTGATTGGAGCGGTTGGTTTGGTAACGGTTGAAGGCGTTTGCGTATTCGTTTGACGCGTAGTCCTGACCGTAACGGTTGGCGGCCTTGAGCGCGGCACCAGAGATTAGACCTCCGCGCGCAGCGGCCTGCGCGTCAAGAGCCTTCATGCCTTCTTTCAAACGGAAGGCGTAGCCGGGGTCAGCCTGATAGTCGGACATGTTAAAGTCGCGGGCGTATTTGCCATAATCGGGCGAATTGGGGTCAATGTTCAAACCAGATGCGCCGTCGGTTGTTGTTGGAGTAAGCCCCAACAGCGTCATCAAACGGTTTTGCGCCGTCAGCCCGCCAGCGCGGAACGGGGCTTGCAGTTCAACTTGCCTGTCAAACATTTCACGCTGAAGCGCGGTGGCCTCCGCGGCGGCGTTAGCTTGCGTTTTAGCAGCTTTATCCGCAGCATTAGCCCCCATAACACCGCTAGCAATACTACCTACGGCGCTAATGCCAGCGCCAATAAGTGCGGTTTCAATACCCATCGTGCTGTCTCCGTACCAAAGCACCGTCGTCGCGGACGACAAACCCTAAACGCGCAAAAATGCCGTACATATATTCATGCCCCGCCATAATACGCGTAAACGCATTTTTATCAAGGAACAATTCGTTTAAGATGCCGCGAGTGGCCCAGCGTTTGCGCCATTGCGGTAGTACCGACACATGCACTTCGCCGTCTTTGAAGTACGCCGCACCTATGCACGTCTCGTCTCGAACAATCGCCTTGACATCCCAATCAGCCAATTTGTTCTTGTAGTCATCAAAAGACACGGGCGTTGACCAATCGGTTGCGGCGTAACCGATCTCCAACGCCGTGTCCCGATCATCAACAAGCCGAGTGGCCATGTCAGCCCTTATGCTGGATACGGAACACAATTGTTGCCGTCGTAATAAAAACCGTTTGGCGTTACGTTTGTCGCGCAGGGAACCCAATACAACGGCGCGGGCACCGTAGACGCGATGGTCGAAACCGCCGCAATTCGGTAGCCAAGCGTCAATGGCGGCGTGTAATTGTTGTCGTACACTTTGTCATTGGGTGACACAAGCGCGTACTGCGCCGGAGGCGGCGGCGGAACGTACTGCGCCACCGGACCCCAATCACCCGCAACCAACTGATTGTAAAGCTCAACGCCGTATGCTTCAGGGTCATACGAAGTTGCGTTAAACGGGACGTAATCAGTGCTGCCTTCAAACAGCACGTTGCAATTTATGGCGTCGCCAAAAGCGGTAATGTAAATAGGATTTTTTACGTCTTGAGCCATTGGCATGTTAAGCTATCCTTTGACAGAGGTGGTTGCGATTAGCAGCCTCTCCGGCCCCACAAAACAGATATGTACCGGGAGGGTTAGTATAGGATGCACTACCACCTGTATAATAGCAAAAAATATCACTCCCGCTTACAGTTGAACCGGGGGGTTGCCCCGCTGCGCCCGCATACGCCCCTATAACATACGCCCCAACTGCCGCAAAAGTTCCTACCGGCGCAAGCGACGCCGATGATACCCAATTAGTGCCATTGCTGGTCATCACATTGCCCGCAGTGCCCGGTACTGGGGGAGTGACGGTAAGCGTGCCGGACGACGTGATCGGGCCGCCCGGAAGCGTAAAACCGTACACGCCAGCACCCGTGATGCTTGTTACCGCAGCGCCGGACGTTACCGACCCCGCCGTCGTGGCGTATGTAGCGGTCGTAGCGGTCGTAGCCAACGTTGCCGTTGCGGCATTTCCGGTGATACTAATTGGCCACGTGCCGGTGGCGTTAGAACCGTCTGCGTTAGCGTAACCCTGCAACTGGTCTTGTGTCCAAATCTCAACGTCAGCGGCGGTCTTTAACACAAACTTGTATTTGGCCGAAGTAAGCCAAACCGACGCTTCGCCGCGCGAGTCAAGGATAACTGGGTTGGTGTTAGCGATCAGTCCAGTGCTAGTAGTGTAAGTTGCCAACGGCGTTGTGGTGCCCGCAGCGTAAGTGTAAAGCTTACCGCCGACCAAAAACGACCCATCACTGGCAAAAAACTGTAGCCGAGGCTCAGGAGAAATAGTTGCAACCATGTTGGACGCTCCAATTTACCGCACCATACCTTATGATGCCGCACCTTTCAAGACTACAAAGTTAACCACGGGCGCATCGACAGCCGTGCCAGTCTGCGCCCAGAAGGTAATATTGAAACTCCCCGCAGCTACCGCGCTGACATTGAAGCTGTAATTGTTGGTTGCGCCGGACTTGACTGACAGGACCACAACGTCGGTTGCGGCGATTGTGCTGTTTGTAACTGTGAACGTTGCGGGTGTTGGTGACCCCGCCGCCGAAAACAATGTGACGGCGCCGGTAGGGGTGTTACTTGTAACGCCGGTCGTGCGGCTGGTGCCTTGCGTGACCGTGCCGCCTGCGCCAGCCACATAGCCAAACGCCGTGGGCGTAGATGACCATGCAGGCGCACTGCTTGTCCCTTGTCCAACCAACACTGCGCCTGCGGTTGGCCACGGCCCCGTGCCGCCGCGCGCTGTGCTAAGGACGCCCGACCACCCGGCGGTAATAGTTGTCGAAGCCAGCAATGCGGTGTTAGGGGAGCCGCTAAGGGTCAATGTAACGTTAGTATCGTTAGCACGCGTTAACGCCGAGCCGGTGATCGATATCTGAGGGTTTTGTCCATCAGTAATTACAAGCGGCGCGGTGGCCGTGATCGCAAGCGTGGGTTGTTGGACCCCGTTGCCGGTGATCGTAAACATATTAAGTAGGAACCGATACCATTGCCGCGAGATAAGGCCCGTGCTTTGGTCTATGAACGGAACGCGCGGCGGCGTGATGTTGGTGATGTTTGTTGGGCTAGCCATTGGTGCCGCTCACGATCAACTCCGCGCCAACAATGGCAATTTTGACAGGATCAGTACCAGACACTTCGTACACGCGGTCGCGCAGTTTGGTTGTCATGCCAAGACGCCGCCAGAACGTGCGGTAAGAGAACCCACCGATCTTGCCCATTGATGTCCAATGCTCGTTGGACCAAGTGTGTCCACCATCGTCCGACCAGCGCAGCATCACTTGCGGGTTGTAGCCCGGCGCGGCAGCGTGTTGTGTTGTAACAATATATGACGGCGTTGCGCCGGTGAGGATCAGGCGGTTAGCGTTTTGCGCGGTAAGATTCTGGCCACCGGCGGACGCGTCAAACGCGTTTAGCCCCACGCCGGTCTCGGCGTCAAGCTGAAGGCTATGGTGCGCCGTACGTTTAAGGTTATTGGCGTTGGGCGGCAGCGCGCGCCACGACCGCAACCACTTTTGAATAGCCCCGTTGTCGGCGTAAACATCAAGGTCGTAGATATACAGATTGCCGTTGGCATAATCGCCAAGGACCGTTTGGCTGTTAAATTCAGCCTGACAGTTGGGGCGGTAGCGTGTGAAGTCACCGTCGGACCAGCTCGCGCGTTCATGCCACGCCTGTGTCGCTACGTCGTAGACCCACGTCTTGCCTTCGCTGGGGAACGTCAAGATGTAGAACGAATGGCCATCTTGCTGGTATGTGTAGGCTACGGCGTCGGAGATATTGCCGTAATTTTGAATTTGCCACTCGACAGCGTGCGTTGACACACGCACGCCGCTATAGCCATTGGCGCGGTAGACGATCCCGCGGCCGCGCGTATCGGCGCCCAGCCAGAACAGCGCGTTGTCGAGCTTGGCGACAGAGAAGGTGGCGGCGCAGCCCAGCTCGTTAAACGCGCCTTGAACGCGCGCTAAGGGGAAGTCAGCGGTGCCCGCGTCGTACCACACTTCGACAGAGTTGGTGCCAAACACCCACAGTTCGCGGTGATCGACTATCGTTGACACGATGCCGTCAGGCGCGCCTTCGGCGCTAGCAAACGACAACGGGTCAATCTGCGTGCCGTCAAGGATTTCCGACACCCAGATAAGCTGCGAGTTTGGCTGGTTGAATACGAAGTAGCCATCCAAATAGCTAACCGTTGACGCGCCGGGAAAGTCTTCGTCAGTGATCTGGCTGAACGCGTTGGTCGTAAGATTGTAAATGTAACTTGGCCCGTTGCAGGCGATGAACATCTGCGTGCCGTTGTCGGCGATGGACACCTGACCAGTGCCCGACACGTTGCCAATCAGCACTGCGTTCCACGATGTGTCGATCTTGTAAACCTCGATGCCGCACACCGCAAACAGATAGCCGCCGTAAGACCACAGCCCGCGCACGGGGTTAGGGCCAAGATAGGCAACTTTGGTCAGGCCCGGCGCGCGGTTAAGAAACCCAGATGTTTGCCCTTCGCCGGGAATGGTTTCCGGAAATAAATTGACCATGCGGCTGTCAGCAGCGTTAACGCTACGGGCAACATAGCTCTGGCCAAGGATTGGGGTTTTCATCAGTAGCTCGGATACCATTTGGTGGTTGTAGTGTCGTAAGTCATAGTCAAGGTTTTGTTAACTACCGCAACCGAAGCCAACGCGATATTGCCTGCGGTGGTTGTGGTAAACGCGCCGGTTGGAATAAGAGTGATTCGACCGCCGCCAGACGCGATAGGCGCAGGCGGTGTAATGGTGGCAATAACCGTTGTGCCGCTAACGAACACAATCTGTTGCGTTGGCGCAATTGTGGTTGCGCTGGCAATTGTGGGGGCCGCAGCAGACGTGCCGTTGATACCCGACACGGTATAGCTAGCAAACGCCACGGTGCCGTTAATTGTTGGCGATACAAGCGTTGGCGACGTAGCGCGCACGGGAGCGCCGGTGCCGGTAGCAGTCGTCCACACGGGAAACGCCGAGGCACCGCCACCCACAAGGATTTGCGTTGTCAGGCCGCCGTTGAACATCTGCGCAGCGGTTATCTGCGCGGTGACGGTGCCCTGCACAACAGGGAACACGTCGGTCGCGCTGATGGCCGACGCGGCAGGAAGCTGAAGGATGGTTACGTCGGCCATTATGCTACCTCAACCCACTGTTGGGTTTCTTCATCCCAAGAATATAATTTTTTATCTGTCGGATACGGAATAGGGGCTTGCCACTGACATGTCTCTGTGTTGAGCAGCCAGCTAGGGTATGGCTTTGGAGCAATAAACGCATCAAGCACGGCATCATATGTGTAGCCTACGCCCGCAAAATTCTTACGAAACGAAGCATTATATGATGTCTGTTTCCAGTTTGTGTAGCCACCAGACCACTCGGTCAGAAATGCAACACCAACCGGTTCGCTTTCAGGAAACGGCAAATTGAAGATGGTGTCATTGTTAACAACGTTAACGTCAAGGACAACGTTTTGATCATCTAGCTTTGCAAAATGCGCCATGTTCCACCTTACGCCGTGTATGTACCGTTACCGGTGAATTTAATAATTGTGTTGGAGCCGCTTGTAGTGATTGTCGGCGACCCTGTTGTAACCGCGCTATAAGAAACTGTTGGCACTGAAATAATAACTACCCCAGACCCACCAGCCCCACCAGCCCCACTAGTTACATAAACCGCACCGCCACCACCACCACCACCCGTGTTAGCTGTTCCCGCGCCTCCCGTGCCATTATACGAGCCAAAACCGCCGCCGCCAGAACCACCTGCTGAGTTAGCATTACCTCCTCCGGCTGCATAAGCACCGCCACCACCGCCGCCAGCATAATATGTAGACGTTCCAGTAATGCTAGATTGCAGACCAATACCGCCAAGCCCACCATTCGGGGCGTTAGCTGACCCTGCACCGCCAACAGCCCCCGCACCGCCACCACCGCCGCCAACATAATATATACCATTTGTTGCGCCAGTGCCGCCGTTACTTCCTTGACCAGATACACCTGTGCCGCCGGGGGTTGTGGGGCCGGGATTGGGCGAGCCGCCACCACCACCGGACCCCCCATTACCGCCGCTTCCGGGCGGTGAACTAGACTCTAGTTGACCGCCTATGCCACCACCGGAAGAGGTAATAGAACTAAATACAGAATTAGAACCAGCAGTTAACCCTGTAGAAGGACGAGCCGCAGTACCTCCGGTTCCACCGCCGCCAACCGTAGCGGTATAAGTTACGCCGGGGGTAAGAGTTAAACTGCTAGTTAAATAGCCGCCCGCGCCCGCGCCGCCTCCCGTGTCGCCGCACCCGCCACCGCCGCCAGCAACAACAAGATATTGTGCACTATAGGGGGTCGGAACAGTTATTGGGTTTGAGTTTGCGCCGGGACCGTCGCCAACAGAGTTGGTTGCAAAAACATAAAATGTATACGTTGTGCTGGGGGTAAGACCCGTTACACTAATTGAAGCGGAAGGAGGAGACGCTGTAACAGTTCCAATTAAACCGCCGGGAATTGATATTGCGGTAATTTTAGTAATGGTAGAACCGCCATTATATCCAAGAGTATATGGAACCGTTGCGGTTGTTCCAGATACGGTAACAGTTCCAACCGCCGGAGCGCTTGGCACGACTGGCAATAGCCCATACCAATTTCGTGCGCCTATAGATTGTTGGGCTTCGTACAAATGCCACACGCCGCTCGATTGCGCTGATGTCGAGCGGTTTTGAGGCCCATAAATACCACCATTCGAGCGGGTTGACATTAGCTGATAACCTCATAAGACGCTACGGCTTCAAGTTTAGCGGCGGTGTCGGCAGTCAGCCGCAAACTGTCACCTTCTTCAAGGTTGATGTATTTAGAAATAACATCAAGCCCCGCGTTAGGCGGAATGATAACCTGATACGCCATGCGATACGCTGTGGAAGAACGAAAAACATCAACCGTAATTTTGTAAGACGCGGTAGTGTCTACGTTACCCACATAAAGCGCGTTTATTTTTACAAGAGTGTTAGACGCTGCGGTGTTTGACACAATAGCCGTTGCGCTAACGCCTACGGCTTGCACGGCAACTTTGCCTATAATAGATTTGGGGTTGGCTTGATTGGGCGCGGTCATTAGAAACTACCTCCGAAAATCATCGCGGCGATGATGGGTTTAGCAAAAGACGCATTAGCAAATTGCGTGAACACAAGGCTATCTGTGCCCACTACAATAGGCGCGGGGGTTGTTTGCACCCACAACGTGTTGGTTAAAGTAGACCCTAATTCAATATAAAAACCATCGCCTGCGTTCATCTCAGCCGACAGATCATAATCAGTAGCGCGGGTCAATACCCATGTAGTGCTTACCGACCCTGCGTTTGTAACCGTGTACACCCCATTTTGTGCGGCGTTGGCTTGATCTTTGACAAGGATACGCTGGGTAGCCGCTGGCGTGGCGCCATCAACGGTAAACACGCCGTTAGCCGAAGCCGTAAGCGTGGCACCCACGCCGGAAGAGCCGTTAGCGTAGGTAGCTGTCAACGCTACCGTGCTTCCATAATCGCACGGTATTTGAGCAACTAGCCCGTTAATCGCGGCGTCTACATACTGTTTGTTAACCAGCGAATATGCTGCGGTAGGCGTTGTAGCCGTTGTGCCGGTTACGATAGCGGGTGAGGTAAACAACAACGCGTTGGTAAGTTTTTTGGTTGTGCCGCCTTGCACAATAGGCAGCACGTCCGTTGACGCGGCGGCGGTAGCGGCAGGCAAAGCGGAAATTGCAACATTAGCCATATTAGAAGTTCCCTGCAAAAATGTTGAACCGCTGGCGGGTGCTGACGATAGCGTATGGGATGCTCATAACATCGTCAGGGTTGTTGATGCGCTTCAAGTTGCGTTTGGCGGACATAGCAATGCGTTTGACTTGCGGCGATGGCTCGACACCAAACTCGGCGGCAATTTCGCAAGCCAGATTGTACCTGAACGCCCGAAGATAGCCCGGTGGAAATGACAGCGTAGTTGTCAACGTCGCGGGCTGGGTTAGTTCCTCAACCGAAATGAAATGCCATTCAAGCACTTTGGTAGGCTTGGGGTAGACATACATGCTAATATTTGGGTACTCCATGTTGATCCAAATCACCTGTGGGTATGTGCTAGTCACGGTTTTAACCGCGATGCCATCATACTGCTGCTGGTTGATGATCTTGATGCCGTAGGAAATGCCCGAAGCAGGGTCGATAAAGTATGTAGCGTCGTCTATCAGAATTGGGCGGTTGCCCACAAAATCGCCGCTAGGGCCAAGCGTGCGGCTCAACACATTGGGCGGCCACGAGAACACTTGGTCTTGTGTAGAGAACACCGAAAGACGTTCGGTGTTCCACGAGTCAATCATTTGATTAAGGGCCGACAACGCGTCTTGGGATGTAGCAGCAGACGGCGTTTCGCCTTCGGCAAGTTGGCCGATTAAGCGTAGTGCACCGTTAATCTGCTCGCCAGCCGTTGTCATGCTAATCCTTACGAAGATTGCTTGCGACGGCGGCGCGTCTCAAGGTCATTGGATGGCTGATTATCGTTGGGTTCATTGGGTTTGTCAACGTCAAAACGAAACCAACCGTTCTTCTCATCGTCATCTGCTTCAGCATCAGAGATAGCAACTTTAGTGCCGTGGTCTGGATGGCGAAGGTAAATGTGCATTTAACACCTTTGAAAAATGCCCCGCACCGAAGCGCGGGGCAAGTTGGGGAGGATTAGCCGATACGGTAGAGAGACCAAGAACCGTCGCCGGTTTTAACAGCGCGGAAAATCTGTGCGGTGCCAGCGGTGGCAACGACAGTCATCAAGCCAACAAGGGTCCAGCCCGTGTTGGTAACCAGCGTAATGACACCAGAGCTAGAACCGTTAACGTTAAGAACCGAGAAGTCAAAGCAGCTATTAGTTTTAGCCGACGACACCAAAACTTCCAGATCAGCCACGGTGGGCAGAGTGTAGGAAGCAGCGGATGTGCCGGGGGAGCCAAGGATAAGACCGTTTGCCAACTGGGCAGCGGTCAGAGTAGCAGTCGCAGTAGCCGTTGCAGGGGTAGCCTGAGTGCGGATTTGCACTTCAGCTACGTTGCCGTCACCAAGCTGGTAACCGCCAGCGCCATTAGGAAGAGCCATGATATTTACTCCTAGAAGAATTGAAAGGGTAAGGCGCGGGCATTACCCCGCGCCAGTTATGGATTAGCCCCAAAGACGAACGGCCATTGGTGCGCGGATCACGGAGTAGCCGTACAGTACGTCAATACGGCAAGGCATACGGTCATTGTTGATGTCGTACTGGCGAACAATACGCATCGAAATGCCGTTATGGACCTGACGCGAAGCCATATCCACACCCTGTGGCAACAGAAGATCGGCGGTGCCGAGAGTGATAGCGTTCTTCTGATAGATCAGGTTCTGTGGGTACTGAGTGCTTGCTGCGCCGACCACGGTCACAACTGCACCCGAAGCTGGGAACGCGTTGATGGTGGCCAGAGCATTTGCTGGGGTGTACATGGCTGGGGAGACGTTGATCGAAGCCCAGTTGCCCGAAGAAGCCGCAACGGTCGAGGTTACAACGAACTGCTGCAACGAACCGGTGGACTGACGGGTCTGTGGGTTGACAGCATAAACGCCGGCAACAGTGAACACATCACCCTGTGTAAAGGTAGCAGAACCCGTGTCGCCGTTAATGGCGATGGTGGACTGGCCTTCAGTGGTGATGGTCGTAGCAACGGTCAGCGAAGCCGAAGCCGAACGCGTACCAGTGGTGTGCTGTGCAATCGACTGCGACATATTGATTTCGTCGTAGCCAAGCACGCCCTGACCCATCATGCCGTTTTTGAACTGGCGGCTAATGGTATCAACTGGGTTGAACAGGCCTTTCATGCCTTCGACCAAACCAGCGTTAGCGGCTGGGTTGACGGTAGCATAACGGTCGTTCATTGGAACGGCGTATTCGTTCAGCTTCTGCTGGCCCTGCAACAGAACCAAAGAAGTCGAAGGAACCGAACCGGGGGTGCCGACAGTAGAGTAGATGTTCTTGTAGGCGTTAGCAACGTCGGCGTCCACAGAGGATGCCAACTGGCTAACACGAGGCTTCAGAACACGTTCTGCAAAGTCATCCAACTGCATTGTCAATTCGGCGGAGGTGAAGTTAACGCCGATATGCTTTTGAGTGGCGACAGTCAAAGTGGTGAACTGTTCGTTGTCATCCTGCACCTGAAGGGCGGCGCCGTCGGTGACGAGAGCGCGGTCAGGCAAACGAATACGCAGGGTCGAACCGATTTTAGCACCTTCAACAGCAAAGCTGTCGTCGTACTGACGGTTCACGTTACGGGAGAGCACCAGATTGTTCTCGAGGATTTCGAGAGCTTTCCGAGTGATCATGTCAATAGTAAGAATTGAGTTAGCCATTTTGGGTCAACCTTCCAAGGTTTGTGTTAGCGGAATTTCGACGCCTCTAGCTTCTTAATCTGGCGCTGCCGTTCGGCTGCGATCCAATCTGACGTACTCATAGCTTTAACAGAGCGTGGATCAGTCGTATCGTAAGCGGAAGTTCCGCTGCCTCTTGCAGTAACCGGAGAAATCGGCGAAGGAGCACTCGAAGATTTTCTTACGGGTGGATCAGAAGCCAGTCTAGCTTCGATCTTTCCAATTTCTTTTGCCTGCAAGATAGGTGGCAAACGAGCAATGCGATCAGCTTCTTTTGGGTTGGAACCAAGGAAGTAAGCTACGTCCGGTCCAGCATCAGAAGTCTGAATTGTCTCTGCCATAACGTCCGTGATGCGGAGGTTCGGGTTATACGCGACTTGTTCAAAGTCGTCATACTTGTTCCGAGCATCTTCTTCACGGTCATGGTAGGCTTCGACAAATTCGGTGCGCTGTCTTTGCGCGTCCCTCTTTGCAAGCAGTTCTTCGGCTTTGCGGGTGGCTAATGCGTCTGCATAGTCATCCACAGAGTTAAACTGATCGGCAGAGGGCATTGCCGCAGAAGGTCGATTGGCTTCCGCCGCTCGGGCCGACTGTTCGCGTTCCCATTTACGTTGTTCTCTTGCAAGACGTTTGCCAATAGCGGCGTCCAACTCTTCCTGAGTAAAGGTCTTGGATGCCTCTGATGACTGTTCTTCCGGCGTTGTACCTTCGGGGGCTGGGGCTGCCGTAGCTTCCAGTTCCGGCGCGGGAGCGTCCGCTAACACATCTTCCATTTTTTGACCCTTTCAAGTCCCTAGCTGTCCGCGCTAGTGCGGTTAGACGATTGGCTCCACCAACAGTTGATCACCACTTTCGGTAGCCAATATAACAAGACTTTCGGTTGCAAGGAATACGCCAATGATTGGCGTAGAAGCCGTTGCGCCCCCTAAAGTAGCTATGGTCCTAAGACCGATAGCCAATCCATTTCTAATCGAACCGCCGAAGCTCATCGGATGTTCATTGGTTTGGCGTAAAGGGTGCCCCCAGCACTAATCTGGATGGCGCTGACGCGCCAAGCACCACTTACGGTAAGTGGAACGGTGAATGGAACCGGCGTGTTGGCGGGCAGCGGGATAGACGCCGTAGTGGCGGTCGCGCCTTCGCCAATGGTTACATAGGCGTCGGAGGTGCACCAAATCAGCACGCCCTGCGGTCCAGCAGGCCATGTTCCCGTTGAACCGGCAGTGCCAGTGTAGGCCACTGTTCTAGCCGGAAATGAGGCGTCCGCGCATGTGTCTAAGAGTTCCATGTTAAGCCTTTTCATCTGAGGGCTGCATTATGACAGAAAACGCAGCTTATACAAGGTCTGAAGATAGAGGGCTACAATTTCGTCAATGATGTTCTGCAACGCGGTGTCTTTGGCGTCAACAACCTCGTCGCGGCACTCTTCAATTTCGGCCAACTGATCGGCCAAAAACTCGGTTACGTTGTTGGTTTTTTTAGCTGACTGCAACGAAATCCCGCCAATCAAACCGTGACGCCCTTGATAGGTTTCGGCAAAAGTATCGGCCAAATCAACAATGCCCTCGTAGAATTTCTGGAGGGCTTTGTGTTTTGCATAGCTACGGGTGTTGAGATGCACCGAGTGCGTAACATCGCGGGCTAAAAACATCATGCCGACAAAATCTGCTGCATTCTTTGACATTTTTAGCCTCTAATCGGTTCAGATGGATTGGCCTGATACGGCGACCAGCCGGGCACCAAGACCGACGGTGCGCCAATTTGCGGTGCAATAGGTGGTGCGCCGGGCATACCGGGTGTGGGTGGTTGTTCTTCGCCCATAAGCTGTTGACTTGGCATTTCGCCCATCAAATCGCCGCTGGTAATCATGCCGTGGACAGTGCCCATAACAATGTCTTGAATTTGCTCTGGCGACATCGACGCTTGCAATGCTTGCATCCGTTTGGTCTCGGCATCGTACGCCTTGATAGCCGCTTCGAACTCTTTGCGCTCCAAATCCTGCACTTCGACCGATTTGTGGACAGATTGCAGCATGGAGTGCATTTTGTCCATCTCGGCTTGCATTGCCTGCATCTGCTGTTCGGCGGCCTGCAACTGTGGTGACTTGTCCTCGTCGGCGAGCAGCTTGGGGTCGATGGTTTTGGCAAACCGCTGCGCCATTTCTTCTGCGCCCGGCCAATCCATGTTCTTAATGAACAGATCGCCCGCCACAGCCCAAAGCTGCGGGTTGCCCTGCAAGAGTTGGGTCATGGCGTCAAGGGCTTCCTGACGCTTGGTCATGTAGCTTGGGCCGGTTGTGACGCAAACATCGTACTTGCCAACGCCGGGGTTGTAGATTTTGTCAATCACAACGTCCGGGTTGTTAGGGTCTCTCAGTTCACGCATTGGCATTGGCTGCGTCGGGTCGATCTTGACCATGTTGGTTTCGCCGTCCACGCCAATAATGCGCGCTACCCGCTGGGTATCGTAAATCTTGGGGATCATGTCAACGATCTGGCGTGTTGTATAGCGGATTGCACGGGCCAGATTGTCAACGTAGTGGTACGTCCCCACGTCGCTTTGGCGTTCGCGTGCCAAAATAGCACGACCGGAACGTTCATTGGACCTAGCTCCAAGACTAGAGTCATATTGGCCAGTGGTAGACTTAATGTCGTCGGAAGAACCAGCTTTTGCTTGAATAATTCCTGATTGAACCAATGGTGGGGGCGCGCGCTGTGGAAGGGGCAAAACGCCGCCCTGACCGTCTGTGACATCGGGATTAACTTCCAAATACGGCCAATTATTAACGTTTGCGGTCTTCCACTGCTGCTCATAACCTTCAAATTGCCCGCCATAGCCAATAAACGGGGCTTTTGGCGCAAGTGCCAGCATCTCGGTTTCAGCCGAAACCCAGTAATTGTACATCCGCTGGGCGTCTTTGGCGTTGCGAATCAAGCCGGACACAAACAAGCGGCCTTCAACCTCGTATTCGTTGCCGACAACGCGGATAACCGGTATCCATTTGCCCGCCCACTCGTTTTCTTCGAGCATTTCGTAGCCGTTGGTCTTGCACCACATGACTTTGCGGCGTTGGACGTTACGGGTCTTGAGCGGCTTAAGGCCCATAGCCTTGAATTGCTTGTCTTCACGGCTGTTATTAAACGCCGTCATGTTGTCGGGGTACAGGTTTAGCGTAGCCGGTTCGTAATCGACGTAAAAATACTCCGCGATGCGGACAACATCGTCGTTAAGCCACTGCGCCAGATTTTCATCGCCCACGCCTTCTTGTTGGATAGACGACATTGGGGCAGCGTCGGGAAACTGACGCTCATATTCATCTTTTGTAAGGTCTTCCGTAATGAAGCACCACTCCGCGTCAGAACCGCATGGGTCTTGTATCGTAGGGTCCATATAAACGCTAAAAGAGTTTCGTATGCGTCCGATACGAATGTCTTGATCGAAGGTATTATCATCACAATACTCGGTTAGGACGCGAATATAGCCTTCGCCGTACGTCACTTGGTTTTCGCAGGCTGTATCGTACGCTACGTCAGCGTCGGAAATGTACTCGATATGGCGCACCATACCTTCGTAAATTTCCGCAACCTTAACGTCGCCTTTGTCGTCGGCGGGAATCACTTTGCCGCTTGGCCGGTTCTGCCGTTGTTCGTTTGTCACCTGATGGACGTGCTGCGGCAGCTTGTTGATGGTCAGGCAGGGGCGCGCGTTGATCGTCTGGCCTTGCACCGAGCCGCGGGTAGCCAGCACGTCGGCTGGCCACTGCCACTGGTTGTCGGGCGAGCCTGCGTAGAACCGCAGATCGTCCAGCTCGTCTTCACGACTTTCAGAATACGCGTCAATGGCCATAGTCAGGCGAGCGCGCATTGTCGCCAATACGTCGGCGGGGTCTTTTTTCTTACGACCGCCGGCTGAAACAACGCCTGCTGCAGCAACGCCTGAATAATCCATCTATTTCTTCTTTGCAGTTTTAGCGGACTGTTTGAACGCTTTAGCGGTTGGCGCGCCGGAAGCGCCCGGCTTTCTCATCTTTTCGCCGGACCCTCCCTTAATGCGCTCGCGCTTTGCATTAATGTTAGCGTACAACCCGGGTTTGGTAGCCATGTTATTTGCCTTTCAGAATTTTGTTGGCTTTGGCAACGATTTTGGCCTTGGACGACGGGCTAAGTTTGCCCGCGTTCACCATCTGCGTTGCGCGGGCTTTGGCATTGGCCGCATGGCTTTTGTCGGGCATGGGATACTTGCGCTCGGCAGGCATCCCAAACTCCGACTTGGCCAGTGAATTGCGTGACTTTGAAGTCAGTTTGGCCATTTTGGCACCTTACTGATTGTGGATCAGGGCAAAGTTAATGGCAATGGCTTCAGCCAGCGCGCCGCCAGTGATGTTACGCACTGTGATGGTAGCCGCGCCCGCGCTCAACCCGCTAACCCACGCGTTGTACGAGCCGGATGTGCCGCCGTAAACGTTAAGGATCAGCACGTCGTTAGGGCTGATCAGGCTGTTGTTCAGCGTAAACGTGACGTTGGTGGTTGCACCCAGCGAGGCGGCGTCCATTGTAATTTTGCCCGCCGACTTGTTCAGCGTTACAGCGGTTGCTTTGCTGGTGGCCTGAGTAACAGACCCTTGCGCGTTGGTGGTGTAACCGAGCTGTTCATCCGACAGAATGTACTGCGAGCCGATGATGTCTTGGTCGGTATAGGCGACGCCGATTGGTTTGGTGTTTGACATGGTTACGATCCCATCCATGAGTTGGTGACGTTTGACGCAGAGCTAAACGAATAGCTGCGTGGTTTATCGACATATTCGCGGTGTGCGACAGGATAGGCAAAGGTCACGGCCAGCGCGTCTGCTGCGTCAGGTGATGCCAGTCCTCTTGCCCGCATTTCCTTTTTCCCTTCAAGGAAAATGGTTCCAGATGAGTTTGGCTTCTTTGTCGGCCCCACAAGGTCCGCTTTCAGTTGCCTGTCTTGCGGGATGGCGGCTGTCTTAAGCCACTCCCGCATCGCGCCCCACATCTCAGCCCGTTTGTTACCCCACATAATGGAGTTCTTGGCTTTCCAGCCAAAATTAACACCTCGTACCTTATACCGCTGTTCGTTGAGTCGGTCAAGGACGCCGTAACCTAACCCGCCTTCGTCGATCACTGTCAGCGTTGGCCTGTACTGCTCGATAGCCTCGATGACATGGCCAACGGTCGTCATGGTGTCGTCGCCGTTGTAGCGTTTGATTGCCACGATGTCGCGGCCTTGGCGCACCACAATGACGGTCGAGTCCGCTCCGCCGCGCGCTGGGTCAACGCCAATCACAATAGGCGCCGTCATGTCTTTGTGCTTGTCGCGGCGCATGGCGTCGTCCACCATGTGCCCCGTGATGAACTGATCGTCGCCCGCTGACGGGAACTCGCCGTACACCTCAACCTTGGCCTGCGACGAGTCCTCGCCATACTCGGCAATGATCTGTGCGTAGACGTTCTTGTCGGTGTCCTCGACCGTGCGCGAGTCAACCGACATCGTATCCCAGAAGTCGCGCTTGGCGTTAAACGTCTCGAAGAAATACCCGTGGTTGCGGCGCGGGTTGGAGAACGCCAGCCAATAGCGGTGCAGCACGTTTTCCGTAAAGAAGCCCGCGCCTACTGACCAGATAGGGTCGGGGATACCGCTGGCCTCGTCAAAGATCAGCATCATGCCGTCGTGGTTATGCACCCCGGCGTAGCTATCCGGGTTCTCTTCCGACCACAGCTTGCCCTCAGCGGCCCAGTAGCGCGTCCCCTTCTTCAAGTCGCGCTCGACCAGCTCGCATACCCATTTGGCAGGCATCAGCTTGGTTGCGCTGATCTCCCACCAATGCCCGTTGACGATCATCGCCGCCCACTTGGTCAGCTCACCCCACGTCACCGAGCGCAACTGCGCCTCGGAGTTGGCCGACACGATGACGGTCGAGCCGATCTGCGTGGACAGCATCCACAGCACCAACCAGCTTACCAGTGCCGACTTGCCGATCCCGCGCCCTGACGACACCGCCATGCGCAGCGTCTCCATGTTAACCTTGCCGTCATTGTCCTTGATGTGCTTGGCAATGCGCCGCAGCACCGTGCGCTGCCATGTGCGCGGGCCTTTGAAGTTGGCTAGTGGCGTATTGGGCTGACCCCACGGGAACGCAAACAGAACGAACGCTTCAGGGTTGCGCGCTATCTCTGGGGACCAGATTTGCGTCATCAACTGTTGTTCGCCTGCTGGATCGTAGATCGGCATCTGCGCCATAAGTCAGTTCCTGTAAAGGTTCATGTTCAATAGTCTTAACACGGGCGTGTGCGTCTGCCAACGCCTGCGTGATGGAGATGGACGTGTGGTTGTCCACCGTGATGTGCTGCTTGGCCACCCAGTCAGCGCGGTGCTTGAGATAGTCAAGCGCCACTTTGGCGTCGCCCGCGTCGATAGCAGTCTGGATAGTGTTGGCGGCAGCGTACTCAGCGTCGGCGTAGCCCCAGCCTGCGGCTTCTTCCGCAACAGGGTCCATCTCGCACAAGCGTCGGTATTCAATAGGTGACAGTCCGGCAACGCGCGCCAGCGTGTCGCCTTTGAGTCCTTTGCGGGCTGCATTGTAGATGCGCCGCAGTACGTCTTCGCTGGCGCGGATGCTGCGGACGGACAGGGGTAGACTTTCAAAAGCCATTTGCGGTCCTGTGTAGTCAAAATAGTCAATAGTCATTTTGATGCGGGTTGCATTATACGCGAGCCAATTTCTAAATCAATCCCTACGCTATACGCCAGCACTGCGCCGTTTTGCAAATGACTACCGCAACTATTGACTACCCGCGCGCAAAACGTCGTACCACGTTTTAGCTTCTTCTATAGTGTTAAACCGTTTTTTGCGCCGCACATTACCTTTTTGAAATGCCGCAAGGTACGGTTTTTTATTTTTAGGTGTAATTTCAGCATATCGAACGCCACGCACACCCAGCACGCCTTTAGCGTATTCACTGTTGACGGCGTTGTCGCTGTATGAAACGCATCGAAGGTTAACCCACCGGTTATCATCTCGTACCCGGTTAATGTGGTCTATTACGCCGTTTGGGTGTTCGCCGGTCATATATAGCCACGCTAACCGTGCAACGGGGTAAGTTCGTTTTTTAACGGTCAATTGCAAATAGCCTTGGCGCGCGCTTCCAAGCACAGTGCCCGCTGGGCGACGGCGATGCAATTTGACAAGCGTAAATACGCCGGTGTCAGGGTCGTAATGCAAATAATCTTTAAGTTCAGATTGCGTAAGCATGGGCGTCTCCTTTTACGCACAGTAGCAGGGTCCGTAATTTTTTGTCAAATTAAAAAAAAATAAATTCTTGTAGACCCTCCGCAAACTTGGCTGGCGGCCGCAGGGCCCTGTGGCCCCATGGTGCGGTGCAACAGAAATGGTGCACTGCCACATGGCACAGTCCTTGCCTGTGGGACTGGCACGGTTCTTGCTTGCCGCGCAACTGGCACAGTCCTTGCCTGTGGGATTGTGTCGCGCAATGCGGGATTGCGTTTTAGTTTTGGGATTGCGTCTCGTGCGGTGGGATGGTGGCGGATGGTGGCGGATGGTGGCGGATGGTGGCGGATGGTGGCGGATGGTGGCGGATGGTGGCGGAT